GGTGAAGCTGAAGTTACAGATAGCAATGGAAATGTCAGATACACCGATGACGGTATGCCAATGACAGTTAATGATTTAGTTGGAAGTTTTTTACGAGACAACCCACACTTTGTTAGCTCAGGTCCAGCAGGATCTGGTACAGGCAATGCAACATCGGAAAGTGGAAGTCGAAAAGGCATGGGGAACATTGATCCAAATCAACTTAATATGAATAACCCTGAAGATCGCAAGATTTACAGGGAATATATGAAAAACAAAGGCATTAAGATTTAAAGGAGAATATCAATGGCCAATACAACATCAACCACGCTGGACGCACTGTTTAGCGACATTCAACAAACTGCCCTCTTCACAATGCAAGAGCAAGCATTTATGCGCCCACTAGTTCGCAACTTCAACCTAGTAGGTCAACCAGGCAAGCAAGCAAAAGTAGGTATCTATCCTGCTATTTCGAGTGGCTGGACAACTGGTGAAAACACAGACGTTTCAACAGCAACAACTATCACAGCAGTAGAAAAACTATTTGACGCTGATGAAGTTGCAATCATGGCAACACTAACTGACACAGCACGTGACAGTGCAATGGACGACACAGCAGCAAGCATTGGTCGTGTGTTGGGTGAAAGTTTAGCCCGCAAAGTAGACACTGATATTTCGGCACTATTTTCAGGCTTCTCTACAACAATCGGTGCAGCAACACAGCCAGAACTAACAGCTGATTTGATCTTCCAAGCAGTTGCAAATCTACGTTCAAACTCAGTAGTTGGAAACTATGTAGGTGTATTCCACCCAAATCAAACATACAACTTGAAAAAGCAGTTGACAAACGCAGGCGCAGCCGCAATGAGCCACAACCTAAGTGACTTGGGCAACCGTGTGTTAGACGCAGGCTTCATCGGATCGCTCGCTGGTGTTGACATCTATGAATCAGCAGTTGTAACTGGTGACTCAGCAGGTGCATTTGTTGGTGCAGTTATGCACTCAGACGCATTGGCGTTTGCACTGAAAAAAGATTTAACAATCGAAACGCAGCGCGATGCTTCGTTACGTGCGACCGAAATAGTTGCAAGTATGACATACGCCGTAGGTGAACTACAAGACCTACACGGTGTACAAATCATCACTGATGCAACCATAGACTAAATCATAAAACTATAAAAAAAGGGCTCTTTAGGGGGCCCTTTTTCTTTATCAACTAAATAGTTTGACAGAGAAGGACTTTGTCACCCTATAGTAGGACTAGAGGAGGCCCTAATGGCTTTAACGATTGCAACAATAGCGGACGTATTAGAATACGAGCCCAATATACAAGATTTCGGAATATTCGAGTGGGATGACGCCTTGGAAAAAGGCAGACAAGATGTATTAAGACATCTACGCATCGAATGGTTTCCAACCCAACAACTAGGTAAGTTTGACATCACTGTCATCGGCACCAATGTAGAAATGGATGAAGATAAACTGGACGCTGATCAGCTAAAACGTGCTCATGTGTACAGAACTCTAGCCTATTATATCTTTCCTAGATTAAGCAAATTTGAACCTGAATTAGATGTGTTCCAAATGAGAATGGAACACTACAGAAATCTGTGGAGAGAAGAAATAGATGATGTAATCAAGGATGGTGTACACTATGATATTGATAGTGATGGCACATTCAGTGATTTAGAAAAAGAGTCCACCTACTTTGGCCGATTGAGAAGATGATATGAGTTTTAGAAATGATATTGCAGACGATATAGTCAAAACCCTAAAAGAAATAACAGATCCTCGTCCTATTTTAGTTACACGTGAGCCATTTGATGTTGAAAAATTGGCTATCACGCAATTTCCAGCGATCATGTGCAATTCAGGTAATGAAGCACGTGATGATTATGACATGGCATTTCGTTCCGGTACAATCACATATACCGTTAGAGCATTTGTACGTGGAGCAACAGAATTAGATCGTCAAAAAAACGATTTGATAGAAGCAATTTCAGAAGCATTAGAAACAGATAGACGTAGAGGTACCAGTAATCCTGGTGTTAATACTTTGGTTGCTAATGTTGAAGTTGTTGATAGACTTCCTCCTTTAGCAGAGGTGGTCATCACTATCTTGGTGAGATATAGATACCGCAAAGGAGTAGAATAATGTATGTAGAAATTACAAAAGATGGTGTTTCTCAAAAAGTAAAAGAGAGATATTTACAGAACTTTCTTGATCGTGGTTGGAAAGTCACAGGATCAAAAAAGAACAAACCAGCAGTTAAGGTTGAGGCCACTGCTGAAGTCAAGCCTGTAGAAGATGAACCAAAATGGGACATCAACGAAGAGGAATGGGCTGAATCAGAAGAAGCTATGATAACAAATAAAGGAGATTAATTATGGCGAGTTATGAAGGTAGTGCAGGTACCGTTAAAATCCAAAGCGGTTCGGATGCATTAACAGCAATCGCTTCAGTGCGCAGCTGGAACATGGAAATCACACGTGAAGTTGTAGAAGACACTTCTATGGCATCAGGTGGTAACAGATCTTACAAAAAAGGTCTACAAACATTTGCAGGATCAATGGATATCGTTTATGACGATTCAGAAAACACAATCGTGTCTACTGCATTGAACCCAGATACAGATGACACCATATCAGTTGAATTGTACAGCGAATCAGCTACAGATACAACTAAATTTGCAGGCAATATCATCATCACTAGTTACAGCGTAACAGCAAACTATGATGGTATCACAGAAGCCAGCATTTCATACCAAGGTACTGGTGCTATTACAACAGCAAGCATCTAAGGTATAATATGTCAGTAGGTATTAAAATAGAAGGCACAGATATCAGTAGATGGTTAGCTGATGTGGTCAAAAAAGAA